TGATCAAATGCCTACAGAAATTGCATCTATTCAAGGTGAAGGCGGAAGCACAGGTGGAGAAACTAAATACTATCAATTAATACAAAGTTTTGAGGTAGAAGAAGAATCTGACACATACGCAATCTTGGCTTTTGAAGGAGTAAGAGTAGGTAATCTTTTAGTTGCAGCTTTCTATATAAGAGGTGGAAACTACACTATATCTGATGGATGGATTAACTTAGGTGGAAGTGGAACAAATATAGGAACTGTTAAACAAAGATTATGCTTTTGTTATAAGATAGCAACTTCAACAGATGAAAGATTAACAGTTACTCATCCTGCTGCCGCAAGAATGGGAATCAAAGGCTCTGAAATATCAGGAGCAACATCCGCAACATTAGGACAAAGTGTAGTAGCAAAAGATTTTGGAATAGATGTTACTATTCCAGGAAAGAAAGCTATTTATGGAGCTGCAACAATAAGTTCTAAAACAAGCGATGCTTATTGGGAAACAAATCCAGTGTATCTTTATGCTTGCGCAGAAGATCTTGGCGCTATGTGGGCAGATACAAGTAGATTATTTACTATATTCTCTTGTCAAGTTGAAGATATCAATTATAGAGTAGAGCAAACAGCTCATAGCACTTCAACGCCAACAACAGATAATATTGAATTTAACTACATAATTTTAGATTAAAGGAGGCTAACTAATGGAAGTTTTAAAATATAGAGTTAATGCCGACTCTGAATGGCAAACAATTATTGCTCTTAAAGGCGATCCAGGGAAAGATGGAACAATGTCTTTTGAAGATTTAACAGAAGAACAAAAAGCCTCTTTAAAAGGAGATCCAGGAGAGCAAGGCCCACAAGGAGAGAAAGGGGAAAAGGGTGACACTGGTGAACAGGGCCCACAAGGAGAGCCTGGTGCTAATGGACAAGATTATATATTAACAGATGCAGACAAACAAGAGATAGCCGATTTAGTAATTGCAGTAATGCCAGAACAACCTTCATATGCTTCAAGTGAGGAGGTTTACTACTAATGGCTATTGTAACAATTAATGATGATTATTTAGATAATATTGCAGATGCAATCAGAGAAAAGGGCGGAACTGTTCCTGCATTAGGAGAAGCAATAGAAACTAAGATTAGTAAAACAAGCAATGCTATTGACTTTGATAATTGTTCTGGAAACTATGGAAACAATAACGATTTATATGATGTTGTAACTATTACAGGAGCAACTACAATTAAAGTAAAAATGGCTTATCAAACTGAAGCAGTAAGTTTTGATTATGTGCAAGTTGCCGCAGGATCTTTATCTGCAATGCCAGAAGGAACTAAGAAATATGGTGGGCCTGATGGTGGAATAGTAGAACTTACTTTTGAAAACACAGATACAGTAACATTCTATTTCCATTCTGATGAAACTACATCAGATGCTCTTGGATATTATGCAGAAGTATCAGGATATGGAGCAACTGAAACGAGAAGCACAACTTACAGGCCTAAAGATATGTCTACTGCAATTCAAAGTATTGTTACAGGAGCTGCAGGAGGCGCAGAATTAAACATGGTTGAAGTTACTATTACAGGTAAATCATCAAGTAATGGTATGACACCTTTTAACGTATTTGATTATGTTGAGGATACAGAAGATATTGTATGTATTCTTGCAAGATTTAACCAAGATACATCTAAGTATATAGCTGATGCTTGCTACATTAAGGAATATGGTTTTTATAAGAAAAGTGTTAGTCCTGCTGATTACTTTGATACTATAGACGTATTAGGAGCAATAACAAATCCATATCATTTTGGTTATGGCACTGCTACCATGTATCCAACTGGCACATATGATAATGCGTTCGCATTTGGTATTAAATCTGATGGAAAAATAAATATGTTTAAATGGGCAGGAAGCTCAAGTAAATGGGCAGCCGCATCCAATATATCAACATCTACAAGTTATATGCATATATGGATGCTATATAAATAGGAGGTAAAAAATGTATTACTATACTAAAGAACAAGACGGAGAAATTGCTATATGTTCTGGAAATAAGCTTCCTAAAAATATGGATGGAGTTACATTAATTACATATGAGGAATACCAAGAAGAACATAAGAAAAGATTAGAAGAATTGGCAAGATTAGAAGCAGAGCTTGCCGCACAACAACCTGAAGAGGAGGTTAACGAATAATGTTTTATATAAATAAAAATACAGAGCTTACAGTTGAGCTATTGAACAAAATGATTCAAAAGTTTCATATAGATGTAGAGCCTAAATTAAGAAAGAATAAAAAATATTATGATGGATTACACGACATCTTAAATAAAGTGTATTCAGATGAAAATAAGCCTTGTAGCAAAACTATCATCAACTATTGTAAGAATATCGCAGATTCATATTGCGGATATCTTGCCTCACCAGGATACATCTCATATAGAAGTGATCAAGATATTGAAGATATTATGGATATCTTGAGATATAACGACTATCAATCTGAAGATAGCGATTTCTTATTAGATGCATTAGTATACGGTACTGCCGCTGAATTAATGTATACAGATGAAGATTCAAAAGTAAGATTTAGATTAATCAATCCAATGCAATGCTTTGGAATTTATGATGATAGCTTAACAGGAGATTTATTATATTTCGTAAGATTTTATCCTATCAATGACTGGGATAGTACAGATTTATGGGGAGTAGATGTTTACTCTAATAACACTGAAAAGCACTATGAAATGAACGGAATGGGCGGATTAATCACTTTTAAAGAAGAGAAGCCACATTATTATAACCAATGTCCTGCTAACATCATTACATTACCAGACGAAAAATCAATATTTGAATGTATCCTAACATTACAAGATGCTGCAAACGAATTATTATCAAGTGAAATTGATGATTACAGCGCATTCTGTGATGCTTATTTAGCTTTAACAGGTGTAGACGCAGATGCAGAAGATATTGCGGAAATGAAGAAAAACAGAGTTCTATTATTACCTGAAGGAGCTTTAGCTCAATGGGTTACTAAGAGCGCATCAGATGCTCAAGTAGAGAACATCTTAAAGAGAATTCATGAAGCTATCTATCGTATCGCCGCATGTCCTGATTTCTCAAGTGAATCATTTGTAGGTGGAGTTAGCTCTGGAGTAGCTATCCGTTACCGCTTAACAGGTATGGAAACAAGAGCAGGTAAGATTGAGGCATCTATGAAGAAAGCATTACAAAGAAGAATTGAGATTATTTGCGGAGTAGCTACATTAAAGATTGGTGAAGAAGTATTCAGAGATATCTCTATTGATTTCAAGAGAAACATTCCTGAAGATATCAGTGCTACAGTTGCTCTTGTAAACAGCTTAAAAGGCGTTGTAAGCGATTCTACATTATTAGAGCAATTACCATTCGTTACAGATGTTAACGCTGAATTAGAGGCATTACAAGCTCAAAGAGAAGCAAACATGGCTTTATATGACTTTGGTAATCACAATGATGATGAAGAAACTGAAGAAGAAGAAAATACTCAAGAAGTTGCATAGTTTTGGACAAAGGTTATAAAAATAACCTTTCCAAAATTTATATTACATTAGTAGGGGAGGTAGCATATGAACGATAATTATTGGTTAAACAGAATAGCCAAAGTGCAAAATGCTATTTCTGAAAAAACCATAGCAGAGGTTGAAAATCAACTTAAAAAGTATTATAAAAGTGCTATGAAAAAAGTTATTAAAGAATTTGAATCTGTATATGATAAGATCCTTAACACTGTTGAAGATGGAAGGGAGATTACTCCTGCAGATTTATATAAATTAGATACATACTGGAGTATGCAAGGACAACTAAAACGAGAGATGCAAAAGCTAGGAGATAAAGAGATAGAGCTATTAAGTAAAGCATTCGAGAAAGAATACTATCATATTTATCTTGCCGCATTGCCTGGAATTCAACCAAGCAAACATTTTAATACCATTGCCGCAGAAACTGCTAAACAAGTGGTGAATCATGTGTGGTTGAATGATGGTAAGAACTTTAGCCAAAGAGTGTGGAAGAACACTGAAAGGCTTACAGAGACATTAAATGATGAATTAATACATTGTATTGCTGTTGGTAAGAAAACAAGCGAATTGAAGCTATTACTTCAAGATAGATTTAATGTTTCATATAACAATGCAGATATGCTTGTTAAAACGGAGGTAACACACATACAAACACAAGCCGCAAAACAAAGATATGAAGATGCAGGGTTAACGCATTATATATTCTATGCAGATCCTGATGAAAGAACTTGCGGAGATTGCAAAGATTTACATAATAAAAAGTTCTTATATGCGGAGATGAAGCCAGGAGTTAACGCTCCTCCAATGCATCCACGTGATAGATGTTGCATTGTTCCTGTTGTAGAAGATTAAAAACTTGTCATTTAGGGGTTGGACATTAACTAACAACTATTGTTTAAAAAGGGTTAGCCGCTTATGAGCTAAAACTTAGGAGGTTTAAGAAAGATGGAAATTCAAGAAACAAATAACGTTAACGTTAACGAGCAAGGAGCTCAACAAACAACAACTACTACTGAAAATGAATCAGTAAAAACTTACACTCAAGAAGAGGTATTAGCGCTTATTCAATCGGAAGCAGATAAAAGAGTAACAGCAGCGCTAAAAACTCAAGCGAAGAAACACGAAAGAGAATTATCTCTATCTAAATTAGATGATAATGAAAGAGAAAAAGCTGAAAAAGATAATAAGATTGCAGAGCTACAAGAAAAGTTAGCCCAATATGAAATTGAAAAGAATAAGAGCGAATTAAAATCTGTATTATCATCAAGAGGATTAAGTGCTGAATTCGCAGACATCATTGTTATTAATGATGATTTAACTGAATCTCAAGCTAACATTGACAAATTAGACAAGCTTTTCAAAGCTGCAGTTAAGTTAGAAGTTGAGAAGAGATTAGCGGGAAGTGCGCCAAAAGGAAATACTAATAATGGCAATTCCGCAGAATACACAAAAGAAACTGCTAAGAAAATGAGCTTAGCGGAAATGAATGAATTAGCAAACAAAGATCCAGATAAATTTAAGACATTATTTGGAGAATAATAAACGCAATTAAGGAGGAAAATTATAATGGCTAATACAGTTTATGCTAACAAAGTGTTAGAAGCAAAAGCAAAAGATTTATTAACTACTTCAGTTAACGCTAGAAGTTTAATGTCTATTGATACAGACTTAACTCAAAACGCAGGTATGACTAAAACTATCAACGTTTATGAATATCAAGGAACTGCTGAAGAATTAGAAGTAGGTAAAGGAAATACAAATAGAGGATCAATCTCTTACGAAGGAAAGGATTACACAGTTAAATTAGTTCAACAAGCATTCGACTATTTTGATGAAGATTACATGAAAGACAACACAATCGTTGACAACATGTTAAAAGGTGCTTCTCAAGTTATGGTTAACAAAATGACTGCTGATTTCGTTGCTGAATTAAACAAAGCTACATTAAATTCAACATTCACTAACTTCGGATACGAAGCTATCGTTGATGGTATCTCTGGATTAAACATTGAAAACGAATCAGAAGTATTCGTAATTATCCCTAACGAATGGAAAGCTGACATCAGAAAAGATGAAGACTATAAAACTGCAAGAATGGGAGAAGTTATTTATAACGGACAAGTTGGAACAGTTGCTGGTATCCCTGTAATCGCTACTAAAGCTTTAACAGATGCTGCATTCGTTATGACTAAAGAAGCTGTTAAATTATTCATGAAGAAAGATGTTGAAGTTGAACAAGATAGAGACGCTGACATCAGACAAAACTCTGTATACTTAAGAACTGCTTATATCTGTGCTTTAGTAGACGGAACTAAAATCGTTAAATTATCTAAATAATTTTAGTTGAATAATTAACAATCTTCCAAGCGGTAGGGCGGATAACCGCCTTCCCGCATCTATTTTATAAAGGAGGATACAATGATAGAAGAAATTAAAATAATGCTTGGAGATGCAGCTGCAAACTACACTGATGAACAAATCGGTTTATGCGCTAAGAGAGCAATGGCTGAAGTTGAAGGCTATTGTAACAGAGAGCTAGATTATGAACTTGAAGCTGTTGCCGCAGATATCGCTATTATTAAGTTAAATAGATTAAATTCTGAAGGCTTAGCATCTCAATCATACAGTGGTGTTAGTGAAAGCTACATTGACGGATATCCTTCAGATATTAAGGCGGTATTAAACAGAAAGCGCAAAATAAAGGTGGTGTAATCGTGATTAATGCTCAAATGAGAAATTATGATTATTTCATTTTTGGAGAAAATAATGCTTACGGACAACCTTCATTATCTGAAGATAAAAAAGGTACTGTTAAAATGGCAATCCATTTAATTACTGAAGCTATTGATGAAAACTCTTTCTATAGTGGAGCTAATTATGTTGGGTTAACTCATGACAGTGCTATCAATTCTACTTATGTTATCCAGTACGGAGAAGAGAGATTAAAAGTTCTTACTGTTAATCCGCATGGCCGCCTAAAACAAGTATCTCTTGCAAGGATGTAATTATGTTAGAAATCGAAGGATTAGAACAATTTACAGAGATTATAGAGGATTTAGTAGATACTAAACAAATAGAGAAGGCTATGGAAAAGGCTTGTGCTCTTTTAGAGGGTGAAGCTAAGATGAGAGCTCCTAAAGGTACTGGAGATCTTAGAAGATCAATCGAGAGCAAAGTAGAAGCGGAGGGGAAAGAAGTTACAGGTATTGTATTCACTCCTCTTGAATATGCGCCATATGTTGAATATGGAACAGGGTTGTTCGCAGAGGGCGGAAATGGCCGCAAAGATGTTCCCTGGAATTATCAAGATGATAAAGGGGAATGGCACTCTACTAGAGGTATGCATCCGCAACCTTTTATGAGGCCCGCACTTTCTGATAACCGAGACAAAGTAATTAGAATAATCAAGGAGGGTATATTAAATGATTAATTATCATGCAGAATTAGTTAGTACTCTCAATTCTATTTTACCTACTCATTACGAATTAGTTTTACATAGGGGCTTGAGTACTCCTTGTATCTCTTATATGGAACTAGATAATGTTGCAGATGAAACAGGAGATACACTAGGATACAGCTCAATATATTATCAGATAAAAATATGGGGAAATAAAATAGATGAATTACAAGAATATGCTCTTCAAATTGATAAAGCTTTACGTCCATTAGGTTTCAAAAGAACTAATAGTAAAGAATTATACGATAGAGAGAGTACTATGATACAAAAGATCTTAACCTTCAAAGCAAAAGGTTTAGAAGAATTCGAATAAACAACATTAAGGAGGAAAATTAAATGGCTGGTTTATTAACTAAAGGAATTAAATTAAGTTATGCAGCAAAAGGAACAAGTACTTTTACTGAATTATTAAACTTACAAGAAATCCCTGAAATCGGGAACGGAGCTCCAGAAAAAATTGAAGTTACAGTTTTAACTGATGAAGCTAAGAAATATATCGCAGGATTAGGAGATAGCGGACAAGATTTAGCATTCAAATTCTTATATGAAAAATCTCAATTCGAACAATTAATCGAATTAAAAGAAACTCAATCTTGGAAAGTTGAAATGCCAGATGGTGTTAGCGCAACATTTGATGCATTCCCATCTGTAAAATTTGACAGTGCATCACCTAACAATGCAATCACTTACACATTAACATTAATCGTTGAAAGTGTTATCACATTCGCGTAATTAAAACACACATAGGCGGGATGAGGTGAGTATAACCGCCTCCCCGCCATTTTTTTATTAAAGGAGGAAAGAAAGATGTTATATAAAGAATTACAAATTGGAGAAGAAATCTTCAAACTAAGATTAAATACAAAAGCTAGTGTTAGCTTAGAAAGAGCATTAGGATACAATCCTATTACAATGCTAATGGATATAGATAGAGGTAAAATGCCAAAGCTTGCAGATGTGCTTATTATCCTACATTCTATGTTACAAACTTATCATCATGGATACGATTTAACAAAGGTTTATGACTTATTCGATAAGTATGTAGAAGAAGGAAAATCTATGTTTGACTTAATTCCATTATTCGTAGAAGTATTTGAAGAAAGTGGATATATCACAAAAAATAAAGAAGAAACAAGTGAAGAAGAAGTAAAAAACTAGAAAAGCCATTAACTCTGTTAGAGATTGCGGAAAGCCTGCTACAACCATCTATTAACCTGGGATTAGAAGAAGAAAAGTTCTGGGAGATGACTGTAGCAGAGATCAATCGCTATATTGAAGGAGCGACATGGCGCATGAAAGCAAGAGCACAATTTGATTACACATTAGCAGATTTAATTGGAATATCTGTAGGAAGAATCACTTCCTCACAGGTAACATTCCCTTCTATTGAAGAAGTTTATCCTACTCTATTTGAGGCTGAAGCTAAGCAAAAAGCAGAAGAAGAGAAGAGATTAAACGATTCAACAAATAGGTTCTTAGAATTCGCATTGAAACATAATGCAAAAATGAACGCACAAAAGGAGGTGTAATCATAGATTTATGAATGAAGAATTATTAATAAAAGTAAAAGTTGATACGAGTTCGGTAACAACAAGTATTAACTCATTAAAAAATCAAGTAGCAAATGTAAATAAAACAATTGCCACAACAAGTACTGCATCAAGTTCAACTGCAAGCACAGCTAAACAAGCTCAACAAGCAACAGGAAAGTTGTCACAAAACATTCAAAAGTTAGTTCAAGGTATTCAAAAGTTAAAAAACATTGGCTCTTTAACAGATGTCCTAGAAATAGGTGCTGAATTTGGTGCTGCCGCTGTTCAAGCTAAGACAGTTACTAAAGCAGTAGAAAAAGTTGAAGATGCTATGGAAGGTGTATCTGATGAAACAAAAGAATGGATAGCACAATTAAGAGAAGCATTAGCATTAAGTAGAGCAACAGGACAATCTACTACTACAACTTACGCTAGAGGCGGAAAAAGCGGTGGAAGTATTATTGATGTTGACTATGGAGCTATGTCTGAAACTAGATTAAGTAGATTAGAAGCTAGAATGAAAAGCTCTTCAGGTGAAGCCGCAGATTTAGCGGATAACGTTGATGATGTTGCTGTTGCAACTGGAGCTGCAGGAGCTGCCGCTGGAAAGACTTCAGGAGCTTTATCAGGTTTAGGAGCTACAATGGGCTCTGTATTGGCTATTGCCGCAGCATTGATTCCAGTATTCATCATGGTTGGTACTGTTATTGCAGGTGTATCCGCAGCATTAAGAGTTTCTAAAATAGGAGATCAAATCTATCACAGCGCTCAACAATTCGGATTTAGTGCAAGAGCATTCCAAGAATGGAGCTATGTAATGGAACGTAACGGATCTACAATAGAAGATCTAAAAGGATTCCTAGAAACATTAGCTAGTGAACAAGCTGCTGTTGTAAATGGTAGCGCAGATGCCGCTGAAGCATTCAAAGAGTTAGGATTATCCGCACAACAAGTTGCAGGTATGGATCAACAAAAACTATTTGAAGAAGTAGTTACTAGATTACAAAATATCACAGATGCTACTAAGAAAGCCTCTATTGCTTATACTCTATTCGGAGATGAAGCAAGTAGATTAATGAATGTATTAAATATGACTAATGCGGAAATGCAAGAGGTTATAGATAATTATCATTTATTAGGCGGAAGTATGTCTGATAAGTTAATTAAACAATCTAATAGCCTAGATAACGCTTTAGCTAATTTAAAACAAGCATGGCAAGGTATTTCTAACACACTTGCAGAAGTATTTATTCCTATTGTAAAACCTGTTGTAGAATGGCTTACAAAAGCAGTAGTAATAATTAATTTATTCCTTAGAACAATCTTTGGATTAGATTTAAGAACTAAGAGTGCTTCAGGTAGCCTATCAGGTGCTGCAAATGGTGCAAATAAATACGCAGGTGGATTAAATGCCGCAACAAAGGCCGCACAACAACTTAGAAGAGTAACAATGGGATTCGACGAATTAAATATCGTAGGAGATCCAAATGCAGGTGACAGTGGAAGCACTGGAGGAGGAGCTGCATTCGATACTTCAGGTATGCCTACTCTTGATGACAGTATGTTAGATGTAGCAAATTTAAATTTAGATAAAATCTATGAGTGGTTTGAAAAATATAAGAATATTATTCAACAAGTTATTACTTGGAGTTTAATTGCTATTGGAGTAATCCTTGCGGTTATCGGTGGATTCACTGGAAATGTTCCTTTACTTATCGTAGGTATTGGATTAGCAGGATTAGGAATAACAGTAGGATTTACAAGTGGTGTATTTGAAAGAATGTTTGAAGGTATCAAAAAATGGTTTGGTGGAATTAAAGATTGGTTTGGAGCTAACGTAGCCCACATCTTTACTAAAGAATTCTGGAGTAAGAAATGGGATAAGATCTCTGAATCTACAGCATTAAGTGTTGCCGCTATCGGAACTAAGATAGAAGTTAAATGGGGAGACATTG